CTGCTGGAACATTTACTGTTGCTTTCTATGAGGCAGCTGGTATGACTGCGGCTGCAGGGACAAAGTTCACTGTATTTATCTATGGTTCTGAATTTAAGAAAGGAACAAACGGAATGGTTGAGTCTTTAGAGGCTGACGATTCAATTTTTGAGAACTCTCCTATCATTATCAAGGACAAGTATGCTGTTTCTGGTTCTGACATGGCTCAGATTGGATGGGTAGAGGTAACTACTGAGAATGGTGCTTCTGGATACCTATGGTACATGAAATCAGAGCACGAGACTCGTCTCCGCTTTGAGGACTACCTAGAGACTGCTATGGTTGAGGCCGTTCCTGCTGAAGCTAATTCAGGAGCTATTGGTGCTGGAGCTGATGTTGGAAACAAAGGATCTGAAGGTGTCTTCCACGTTGTGGGAGCTAGAGGTAATGTTTGGTCTGGAGGAAATCCAACTACATTGGCTGACTTTGATGCTATGATCGAAAGATTAGACAAGCAAGGAGCTATTCAAGAGAATGTTATTTTCTTAAACCGTCAGTTCGGTTTTGACGTTGATGATATGCTAGCTGCACAGAACTCTTATGGAGCAGGTGGTACTTCTTACGGATTGTTTGATAATGACGAAGAGATGGCTTTAAACTTAGGTTTCAAAGGCTTCACTCGTGGTTATGACTTCTATAAGACTGACTGGAAATATTTGAACGACCCAACTATGCGTGGTGGTTTAAATGCTGGTAAGATTTCAGGGCTTTTAGTTCCTGCTGGATCTACTACTGTTTATGACCAAATTCTTGGTAAGAACGCTAAGCGTCCTTTCCTTCACGTTAGATATCGTGCTTCAGAGACTGAAGATCGTCGATATAAGACTTGGATTACAGGTTCTGCTGGAGGTGCTGCTACAAGCGATCTTGACGCAATGGAGGTTAACTACCTTTCTGAGCGTGCTGTTTGTACTTTAGGTGCTAACAACTTCTTCTTGTTTGAAGGATAAATAAACTCAACGGGGGGGTGTTTAAACACCCTCCCTTTTTTTAAATCATATTAAATTATATCTAATGAAAAAAAATAAGAATTCCGTGGACATGAACTATGTCCTAAAAAGAAAAACCCCACCATTATCATTTATGCTATCATCACGACACACTCGTCGTAAGCCTCTATTGTATTTTGATGGGACTAGCAATCGACCTCTTCGATATGCTAGAAACCAAAAATCACCTTTTGAAGACGAGCAAGATGGAACTGCTATTGTTGAGCCTATAATCTTTGATGATGGCTTTTTGCATGTTCCTAAAGACAACCCTGTTCTTCAAGAGTTTTTATCTTACCACCCTGGGTTTGGTGATATATTTGTAGAGGTTAACAAAGAGGCTGAGGCTAAAGAAGAGGTTCAGAGCCTTGACGCGGAGGTAGATGCTTTGATTGCAGCTCGTAGCTTAACACTAGACATGCTTGAGAATATATCTCGTGTTCTCTTAGGCTCTTCTGTTGACAAGATGACTACCGCAGAGTTAAAAAGAGATGTGTTGGTCTTTGCCAAGCAGAACCCTTTTGAGTTTTTAGATTTACTTAACGACCCTATGCTTGAGCTAGAGAGCAAGGTTGCTAAGTTCTTTGAAGATGGACTGCTAGGGATGCGTAATAAAAACAAAGATGTATACTTTAACTTACCCAATAACAAAACAAAAATGTTAACGGTTCCTTTCGGGGAGTCTGCCAACTATATTGTGGCATCATATTTGCAGAGCGATGATGGTGTTGAAACACTCAAGCTTCTAGAAAAACAAAAGTAATTCACCTTTACTCTAATTAAGACCTCAGAAATGGGGTCTTTTTTTTTGACTATCTTTGTTCTTTATTAACATCTAATATTTTTAACTGATGGCAAAATTTTTACAATACGACACCGCCGCGAACGGTAGTCTTGTAATCCCAGCGGAGGAAGTCCTTTGGGTAAATAGTGGAACTAGCACCACTACTATAGTATTCATGCTAGGAGCAAGTGCATTTGATCAAGTTACCGTTACTCATGCTGCAGATACCTCTGCTTATGAAATGGTAGGTTATCTTCAAGACAAACTAGTAGAAGCAGCTCAAGGAAAGTGGTCAGAGGCTGTTCTAAACATTACTGCTGACTCACCACTAGTAATCTCTAACATTCAAGTAGCGTAATCATGACAAAGTATCTTAACCTTTATTTCGGAAATCAACCGACTGCTCTATTGAACGCTAGTAAGCTTAGATCAATTGAGCAAACATCCACAACAACAACTGTTATTAAATATAACGGGTCTGCTTCAGCTGACCTAATCACTATAACTCACGCTGCTGACGCAAGTGGACTTGCTGTTCAAAATCAACTTGTAGAAGCTTTAGGCACAGTAATGAGAGCTCCGTATACTAATGCGGCTCCTTTAGTTACTTTGGACTTTGCAATTAGCCAAGTTGCTAATAGTTAATCTTTTTATAGTAAAAGACTAGAAAGAAGGGGCCTCAAGAGGGCCTCTTTTTTTTGTCTATCTTTGTTAAAACCTTTAAAAATGATAAACTCAGTAAGGAATACTGTACTATCGGTATTAAATAAAAATAACTACGGATATATATCCCCGTCAGACTTTAATCAATTTGCCAAGCAAGCGCAGATGGATTTGTTTGAAGATTATTTTTATAACCTAAACTATCAAGTGGTAAAAGAAAATGCTCGTCAGTCAGGCACGGGGCTTGTCGATATAAGCAAAGGATATGAAGAGGTTATTTCTAGCTTTTCCAAGACAACAACTTTAACTCAAGCCACCGCTAATACAAGCAAATACAATTTACCTTCAGACTACTACCTTTTAAATGTCGTTCAATACAACACAATCGGAGCTGGACAACCAGGTGTAGAGATAGAGAAGGTAGAAGAAAATAAGATAAGAAGTTTAATATCAACAAACCTATTGGCCCCCACTGCTGCTTTCCCGGTATATGTTCAGAGAGGCAATATTATAGAGGTATACCCTACAACTATTAATGGAGCTACTAACGTAGACTCTTACTATATTAGAAATCCCTTAGATCCTAAGTGGACATGGGTGCAATTAACTTCTGGAGGCCCAGTATTTAATGCTTCTGCGGCAGACTATCAAGACTTTGAGCTCCCTTTGTCAGATGAGCCCGACTTAGTCATGAAGATTCTAGAATACGCGGGAGTTTCAATAAGAGAGGGTGATGTGGTTAAGTTTGCAGATGGTGAATTAACGCAAGAATCTCAATCAGAAAAATAAGATATGGCATACTTAAGTCAGTTTCAATATTACACAAACGGAACCAATCCTGCAGAGGAAACAAATTGGGGGTCGTATCAATACACAAGTCTATCTGATATCGTAAATAACTTTATGGCTATATATGCTGGTAATAATGAGCTAGTAAATAATGTTGAGAGATATCAAGTATTGTTTCATGCCAAGAGAGCGATTCAAGAACTAAACTATGATGCCTTTAAAGAGATTAAGGCGCTAGAGTTAAGTGTTGACAATGAATTAAGATTTGTGCTTCCTTCTGACTATGTGAACTGGGTAAGGATCTCTCTGTATAGAGATGGGGTTATTTTCCCTCTTACTGAAAACATTCAGCTAAACTCAAGTAGCGCCTATCTTCAAGACAATGAGAGTAGGGTTTTATTTGATCAAGACGGAAACATATTAAAGCCGGAATACTCTAATATAGATATAGAAAGGATAAAAGGAACTAAAAAGAGCATATACCTAAACGAAAACAATCCTAACTTCAACGGAAGAGAGGGATGGTGTTGTGATGGCTCTTGGTATTTTGAGTACAATGTAGGAGCTAGATATGGTCTAAATACTGAAACGGCAAACGCTAATCCTACTTTTAGAATTGATAAGTCTGCAGGCGTTATAAACTTCAGCTCTGGGATGTTAGATAAGATAGCAATACTTGAGTATGTATCTGATGGAATGGAAGGTGGAGATATCGCCTCTATAAGCGTAAATAAACTATTTGAAGACTATGTGTATGCTCACATTAAATACGCCATCTTATCCTCTAAGCTAGGCGTTCAAGAGTATATTGTTGGTAGGTCTAGAAAAGAAAAGACAGCATTGTTAAGAAATGCCAAGATAAGAATCAGTAACATTCACCCTGGTCGTCTGCTTATGAACTTGCGAGGTCAGAATAAGTGGCTTAAGTAGCATGGACATACAAACTAATTTCATAAAAGGGCGCATGAATAAAAGCGTCGATGAAAGAATACTCCCTATGGGCGAGTATAGAGATGCTCTGAATATACGATTAGGCTCAACTGAGGGTACTACTATTGGAGCGGTAGAGAACACAAAGGGCAATGAGCAAATAACCACACTAGAACATAACGGAACTGCTTTAAGCGCAAACACTGTCTGTATTGGGGCTTACGAGGACGGGACAACAGAGACTATGTACTGGTTTGTTCACGACCCCACTAGAGGCGTAGACATGGTGGTTTCCTACAATACTAACATTCAAGCCCTTAACTATCACTTAATCTCTACATCTGTTTTAAACTTTGATCCTAAGTTCTTAGTCACGGGGGTAGACTTAATAGATAACTTCTTGTTTTTTACAGACGATTTAAACCCACCAAGGGTTATTGATGTAAATAGACAATACGCCAACTCTTTTACTGAGGCAGACATTAGTGTGTTACGACCAGCCCCTATAACATCTCCAACATTTACATTAAAAAATGTAAGCGGGGATGATGATTTTATGGAGACAAACTTTGTTTCGTTTGCGTATCGCTATAAGTATGAGAACCTTCAGTATAGCGCACTATCTCAGTTTTCAGAAGCGGCATTTTGCCCAGGGCCATACCTTGTCACGTTAGAGATGTATTCAAA